GCCTGTTGGTCCCAGCGGGCCCGGAAACACTGGCTGGCCAAGCTGTCCAAGGTATGCAAGACATAGCGGTCGAGGGAATGCAATAGGGTGTGCGCATCAAAAAATCACGAGGATTGACAATGAGCAAAGTTACAAGAGACCCGTTTGATAACTCCCAGCGAGAAAAGGACGAAGAAAAGAATCTTGAGGCATTCCGAAAGGAGGCTGACTTCCAAGAGGCTCTGATCAATGTCCTGAACACAAGAGACGGAATGACAGTGCTGAAACGAATTTTTGATGACAGCGGTTTCTTCTCCTCGGCATTCGATACGAATGCTTTGAACATGGCTCGAAAGGAAGGAAAACGGGAATTTGCACAACAGGTTTTTAACAACGTTCTCAAGTACGCCCCTGAAAAGATCGGCGAATTGAGACCTAAGGAAACGAAATGAGCGAAGGTACAGCAGCCGAAAATCAGACAAGCGAGGCTACAACCAACGGCACGCCTAATCCTGATTCTCAGGGTCAGCAGGGAGAATCCACGCTGATTGATGAAATCTCCAAGGCAACTCCTCCTCAAGAGGGACAGCAGTCTCAGGAGGAAGGAAAGACCGAAGAGAACAAAGAAGAGAAAAAGGAAGACAAGGCGCAAGAGACCGGCGGAGCTCCGGAGAAGTATGAAGATTTCAAGGCGCCGGAAGGCACAACCTTAGACGCAGAAGTCGTCAAAACTTTTTCAGAAGTCGCTAAATCTCTGAATCTGCCTCAAGCCAAGGCCCAGGAAGTCATTGACAAGCTGGCGCCGAAGTTGGCAGAGCGACAGATTGAAGTGCTGAAACAGACCAATGCGACATGGAAAGATAAATCGCTCCATGACGCAGTGATCGGCGGCGACAACTGGAAGAACACAATCTTTTCAGCTCAACGAGCCCTGAGAGAGTTTCAGACACCCGAAGGAGAGTTTACTGATCCGGATGTTTACGAACTGGCGACCTTTGCCGGTAATCATCCGGGCCTGATCAAAATCCTCAAACATTTTGGCGACAGCATGCGAGAGGACAAGACAGTTAGAGGCACTTCTAACAGAACTCTCACTCCAGACGATATTTACGGTAAATAAAGGAGTTAAAAATGGCAGACGCATTCACTGGAATGACCCCTGTTACGCTTGCTGAATGGCAGGCTCTCGTACCCGAAGGCAACACTCAGATCAACATGATGATTCAGACCATTCGGGATTATCAGCCGTTCTTCGATCGTGCCACTATGGTGCGTGGTAATGATGGCCAGGGCAAGAAAGGCCTTATCGGAGAAAAGTATCCTGAAGGTCAGCTTGTCGGAATCAACGAAGGCTGGAGCGCCTCTAATGCCGCAGGCCGTGCAGTTCGTTATCCGTCCTGTGTGGCTCGTGACCGCTCGGTTATCGCCAAGCTCATGCTTGAAAAAATGCCGGATAAAGAACGCAACGCATACCGCATGCGAACCGATCAGATGTTCATCCGCGGCTTAACCCGAGGCATGGTTAAACGAGTATTCCAGGGCGACCCTGCAACAGACCCGCGTGATTGCATGGGTTTGGCAAATATCGTTCTTCCTGATCGTGATAATGGTGTTTGGAAGGATTCCATCATTGACGGTGGCGGCACTGGTTCAAATCTGACATCCATTTATTTCGTCAATTGGGATCCGGAGGAGATGACGTGTTTCTTCCCGCAGTATGGCGGAGCCGCTGGCGTATCCATGGAAGCGATCAAAGAGCCCGTCTATGTTCCTGACGCGAAAGGCAAAATGTATCCCGCATATGTCACTGAATTCGGATATGACCTGGGCGTTTTCGCTGGCAATCCTGAAAAGATTGTGCGTATTGCTAACGTTGATCCGACCAAATTCACGACTGACAAGGGCGCAACAGACCTGCTCAAGAAGTTTATTGAGGCACGTCACCGCTTGAAGACCTCCGACTTCTCCAATGTCGGTATTTACTGTACTGATCAGGTGGGCTTAATCTATGACCTCCAGTTACTTGAAAAGACCAAGTACACACTTGAGTACAAGACTTTTGGTCAGCGTGAATCAATGCTCTCCTTTGGCGGCATCCCGATCTATCAGTACGGCACCGACGTTTTGCCGTCCACTGAATCCAAGATCACTATTTCTTAATCAAGGGGATAAAAATGATCATTGACCAAAAGATGATGTTTTGTGAAAAGGCAGAGGCCAAAACCGCGATCACGTCTAATGTGCTCGATTTTGTTTCAGATCAGACCTCTCCTTACTTGAATGCTCATGGAATGGTGCTCTGCATTTTGACACCGACAGCGATTGCCGGAACTTCCATCACATTCAAGCTTCAGGAATCCGCGGACAAATCCACGTACACGGATGTCATGACCACAAAGGCGCTCACGGCCACAGACCTGAAACAGCCCTTGCTTATTGCTCTGCCGCCGATTCATAAGCGTTACCTGAAGTTGGTTTCCACGCCGACTTCAGTTACCGCCGGAACTATCACCGCCTTTATTGGCAATGACGTTCAGCTGGGTTCCCCGCTCCGCACGCAGGGAGTTGAATTCCCCGCCGAAACAGCGGCAAGTTCTAGTTAGTTAATTCTCTAGTTGCAGGTTTCAGTAGTTGTTAAAAGAGAGGAGGGAGGCTTAAAAACCTCCCTTTTTTAATATGAATGAAGTGTCAATTTGCAATGCCGCTCTCTCGTATCTCGGCGAGAAGGGCACGATCACGAGGATCAAACCACCTGAAGGAAATCCGAACGCTGAGGCTTGTGCTGAATACTATCCGCAAGCTCTGAGATATTTACTGGAAGCGCATAATTGGGCTTTTGCGATCAGGCGCGTGAGACTGCCTGAATACAAAAAATATGATGCCGACTTGTATCAGTGGGCGCACGGCTACCAAGTTCCCTCAGATTATTTGCGCACAGTTAAGGTCTATGAGAAAAGCTCACAGGTGGACGAGGCCGGAATTGATTTTGAAATCGAAACGCTCTCGGAAACAGGCTCATTTATTCTCCTAACCGATTCTCCCGCTCCCATGCTTCGATACGTGGCCAGCGTCCAGAACGTGTCAATCATGCCGCAATACTTTGTCCAGGCCCTTGTCCTCCAGTTGGCAAGCTATCTCACAGGTCCGTTAATGAAAACAAGCCTGGCGCAGCAGATGATCCAAATGGCCGCTCAAGCCTTAGAGAACGCAAAGTATCAGGATTCTCGAAACTCTATCAGGGTCAAGCACGAATATTTAGCGCCCCACCTGGCCGCACGGAGTATTTAAATGTCACTGAAAATCTACAAGCAATCAATCGGAGGAGGTGAGATTTCTCCTTCGATGTACTCTAGGATCACGGATCCGTCCTACTCGGCAGGCTTGGCCAAGTGTCGCAATATGATTGTTGAGCCACAAGGCCCTGTAGTCCGCCGCCCTGGTTTCTCAATGGTGCGAGAGACCAAATATCCGGACAGAAAATGCCGCCTGATCCCGTTCACGTTCTCGGCCACACAAACCATGATTTTAGAGTTTGGTCATCATTACGTGAGATTTCACACGAACGGCTCAACGCTGATGAACGGCAATGTCCCGTATGAAGTGACCACGGACTATGACGAATCCGAACTCTTTGATATTGACTATGCTCAGAGCGTTGACATCATCACGCTGGTGCACTGCTCCCATCCTCCGAGAGAGTTGAGGCGTTATGGCGCGCTGGACTGGCGACTTGTGGACATCACTTTCAACACTTCACTTACTCCGCCTACAGGTGTGACGGCCACACAGCACATCTTGCAGTCTGCGACATACAAAGACGGATATGTCCGCAAATATGTAGTGACCTCTTGCAACTTGGACAACTCAGAGGAATCGAAAGCGAGCCAGGCCGCCTCAGTTGTGTGCAACCCTTACGGGGATGGTGCGTACAACACGATCACCTGGAACACTGTAGCGGGGGCCGACCATTACCGTGTTTACAGGGATAAAGGAGGCATATATGGGTACATAGGCGAGACCCGCACAAACAGCATTGATGATGACAATATCGCGCCTGACAGCTCAATTACGCCGCCAATCTATGATGATGTATTCCTCACAAGCGGCGGCATTACGGGGGCAACCGTAACCGCTCAAGGTTCTGGATATGTCGGTCCGAACGGAGAAATTACGGGGATCGACCTGCTAGAGACACAGACATGGGGAGTCGAGGGATCGGGCAGAAACTTCTATGGACCTGTAGCACCTGGAAACTGTTCTGCGTGGCAAAGTGATGACGGCTGGGCATTGAACTTCTATGGCGATGGTGTAGGCCTTGTCCCTAATGACGAGATGATTTCTCTCTTCTCGGCCAGCGTGGAGATTTATGACGCCGAAGGATCAGGTGTCGGAGCGACTGCCAAGGCCATATTCTCTTCTGCCTCAGAATGGATCAAGCTCACCAAGCCGACAGGGAATCTTAATTTCTGTTTATATGGTTTCCGCCCAATTAAAGGGATCCAGGTCACGAGCGCAGGGTCCGGTTATAAGCGGCCGCTTTGCAGAGTGACTATCACCACCTGGCCGACATGGACATGGAGCCGAAAAGCGCTGAACTATAAGTTTGAATTTAAGCGCTACACGGGCGAATTTGTTACTTCTGCAAAGAGCGCTGGGTTCCTAGAGACTTCAATCCGAGTGAACGACACAACGGGAAACGGGGCCGTGTTGGAGCCCGTAATTTCAGGCGGCAAACTTACTAACGTCCTAATCAAGAACGCTGGAGCGGGCTATTCCAACCCGACCGCGACACTTATTTCAAACTATGGCTCAGGCGCTCAAATCTCTCTGACTGTTGCGAATGCTGGCGACTATCCAGGATGTGTTTCTTACTTCGAGCAGAGAAGGTGGTTTGCCGGCAGTCGCATGAGACCGCAATATATTTGGGCAACGAAGACGGGCACTGAAACAGATATGGGCTATTCCCTCCCGTCCCAATCCACCGACCGCATCAAGGTTAGGGTAGCGAGCCAGGATTCAAACCGAATCCGCCATATCGTCCCCTTGTCTCAGCTCCTTATGCTGACCGCAAGCGGGGAATGGAGAGTGAGCCCAGTGAACTCAGACGCGATCACGCCTGAATCTATGAGTGTGCGGCCTCAGTCTTATGTCGGCTCCAGCCAGACAAAACCGGTCCTTATTAACAACACGATGATCTTTGCCTCGGCTCGAGGCGGACACCTGAGAGAACTCGGCTACAGCTATCAGGCGGGCGGCTATATTACCTCCGATGTGTGTTTGAGAGCGGCCCACCTCTTCGATCATCACGAAGTTGTCGATATTGCATACGCCAAGGCTCCCTACAGCATATTCTGGTGCGTGAACGACATAGGCAAACTAATCTCCTTCACATACGTGCCAGAACAACAAGTCGGAGCTTTTGCACAGCACGAGACCCAGGGCGATTTTGAATCGTGTGCAGTGGTGCCAGAGAGCAATGAGGACATTCTTTATGTCGTGACCAAGCGCAAGATCGGAGACAACACCGTAAGGTTTGTTGAGCGCATGAACGAGTACATCATTGACAAAGATGAAGATTATCTCTTCATGGATTGTGCGGGCACCTACTCAGGCCCAGCCAAGACCGAAATATCTGGCATTAGCTGGCTGAATGGGATGAAGGTTTCCATCCTAGCCGACGGCTATTGTGTGCCGGATCAAGTAGTGCAGAACGGCAAGATCACGCTAAGAAGAGCGGCCTCTAAGGTGCATGTTGGTTTGCCGTACAACTCTGACATTCAGACCTTACCTCTTGCCTTACAGCTTCAGGATCTTTCTTTTGGTAGCAATCACCGCAAAAACATCAGTGGTGTAGCAGTGAGAATGATTGATTCAGCGAGCATCTTGGCTGGCTCAAGTTTCGACGACCTCTATCAGCAGCCGACACGCGGACGGGAAACACCCGGTACCCCGCCGAAGAAGAGGAACGGAGAGTTTGAAGTAGATATCGCCGCTTCATGGACGGATGACGGTCAAGTGTGTATTCGTCAGAGCGCCCCGCTCCCGCTGAAAATCTCCAGTATTACCGTGACCTGCGACGTGGTGTAGTGCGCATCACGCTCTAGGAATCCTCCAATATCTATGCTGAGTTGGAGGATTTTTTATGGCCGGATCTAGTTTCTCTTTTGGCACCTTGGGCCTTATTTCTACAGGTGTTTCTACACTCTTTAATGCCTTCGGCGCGAAGAGTGTCACGAAGTACAACAACGCTATTGCTCAAGCACAGGCAGACATAGCGAAGATCAACGCGGACACCATGAACTTACACTATCAGCAGAGACTTTTCGCGGCTGAGGGTGAGTATCAGCGAGAGACAATGAAGGCGGCTCAGATGAAGGCGCGGCAGAAAGTCTCATTAGCCGCTAATGGCGTGGCAATCGGGGTCGGATCAGCTGCGGAACAATTGGCCAGCACGGACATTGTGAAAAAAATCAACCTCAACAGGCTTGAATCTAACGCTAAATCCGAGGCATGGGGCTACCGAGCAAAAGAGACAGACTTTAGAAACCAGGCCTTAATGAGCCTGGCTAAGAAGCAGAGCGCAAGCCGAGCATTCACGGATTCTCTTTTAATCGGTGCTGGGAACATGGGCATGGCTTTTGCCTATGGAAAATTGATGGATATGGCCAAAGCCTCAGAATCCGCCGAAAAGCCTAAGGCCGAGGAGCCGATTCACATTGATGCAATCTCTGGGGCCGACCCTGGAATCAAAGTTGACGCCATATCAGGTGCCCAGCCAGGCGTAACGAGGATTGATGCTATTTCAGGTGCACAACCGAACCTGCTGCTAGGCCAGACAGTCAAAACCACACAGCTCTATCCGACAACTAAAAACATCTTCTCTCTGAACTACAGAGGATAAAAAAATGCCAATCGTCCCTAAGTATGAAAACAACGTCCCAGGTGTTGTAGAGAGCGGCCGAGGTTTCGGCGCTCCCGTTGATAACGTCCGCCCGAGTTTCGACTATGAAAGCGTCATGAACCGAGCGCTCCAGCCCTGGAGCCAGCTTGCAGACAGCACTATCAAGATTGAGGCCTATCACCATGACACTGTTGTGAAAGCCCAGGCCGATGAACAGCTTGACGCCTACAACAAAGAGGTGCAAACAACGATGTACGACCCTGAGAAAGGATACTTTGCACAGCGCGGCAAGAATGCCGTGACAGGCTGGGATCAGGCGCAGTCCGACCTTCAGTCTATTTATGACAAGCATTTAGGACAGATTGACGATCCGGATGTGAGAGAGGCTTTTAAGTCGAATGCTCTTCAGCGCCTCAATTCCGTCCGACAGAAGACAGTCGTCTATCGCAATGAACAGAATATTAGGTGGCGCGCTCAGACATCTAAGGATCACGCTGACAATCTGGTAGAAGAGTTTGCCTTAGGCGGATTCTCTCCCGACGGTCAACGCACAATGGCCAGCCTGATGAATGAGATCGACTATCAAGGCAGGATGGAAGGCTGGGATGATGAAACATTGAAGCGCCAGAAGAACGCCTACAAGTCATTGGCCTATGCCTCAGCTTATTCAAACATGGCCTTGAGCGATCCTATCGGCGCCCTGAGACATTTTCAGACGGACGGCTCAAAGGAAATGAGCCCGGACGTAGGCCGCCGTACTTACCAAATGTTATTCCACAGAGCCGCTCCGCAGTTGGTTGAACTCTCTCAACGTTATGGAGGAGCAACGGCCCTGGCATTGACACCTGGAGCAGTTGCCAGAACCACGGGCGACAACACAAACGAGAATATCCTGAGACAATCCAGAGCGCAGGCAGGATTAGGCCAGGCTCCGAAAGTCGCAGACAAGGTGCTCAATACTTCTGGATACAAAGGGTGCAACCCGCTCAACGTCCGAGCCTCCAGCGACAAATGGCGCGGATCAATCGGCCAGAGTGACAACGGATATGTGATCTTTTCAACTCCGATGGACGGAATCAGGGCCGCTGCTACCGTCATTAAAAACTATGGCACGAAGTACGGGATCAACACGGTTAGAGACATTGTGAGCAGATACGCTCCAGCCTCAGAGAATCCGACAGATGACTATATCGCGAATGTCTGTAAGGGCACTGGCTACCAGCCTGATGAAAAGCTTGACACAAAAAATCCTGAGGTGCTGAAGAAGTTGGTCACTGCGATGATGAAGCAGGAAATCGGCGATGTCCCGTACTCCGAGCGCACGATTATTGCAGGTGTCCTGGGCGCGCTCGGCAAAGAGGACATCAATGATTATTCCGACCTGTACAACACTCAGTTATCGGACGAAGAAGAACAGCAGTACCAGGCATGGGCCAAACAGATCGGCCATGAGCGTGATGTTTACGACTATGACCTTAGAGGCGCCTGGAAATCAGGAGCGGCTCAAGCCGAGAACGGTCACTTTCCAGACACGTTCAAGAAGCCGAACCACCACACATTCTCCGAGGAAAGCCAGTATGCAGACGGGAAGCGAAATGTGGGCGGCCGCTGGACAGTTGAGAACGGTCAGAATATTTTTATCGGCCCTAACGGAGAGCGCCGCGACGATAACGGCAAACTCTTGAGCGAAGAGACAACTCAGGCGCCGAAACTCACAGCCGCGGACCTCGTTTTCAATCCGAACGTGAAGACGGGGATTGAGGTCATTGATTCTCTGAATGAGCCTGAGAAGTTGTGGATCATGCAACACACGAAGGCCGAGACTTCCCAGAGCACGGCTAACCAGCGCTCCCAATTCAAAACGACCTTGAACAATGCGCTGGCTGTAGCCAGGAGCACAGGCGACATGAGCCAGCTCCCCGATGTTGGAGCTTTTATTCAGACTTACGGCCAGGAAGAAGGCCTCAGGCAATTCCAGAACGCACAGCAGGAAGCCAAGCTGAATGCGAACCTGTATCTAATGCCGACACTCAGCAACGCAGAGATTGAGGCCACAGCTCGGCAGATGACGCCGAGCAAGGACGATCCTAATTACGCCGCCAGGATGAAGGACTTAGAAACCTGGAATAAGGCCTACACGCAGATCCGCAAGGAGCGTGCAGAGGATCCCGTGCAGTTTGCTTTTAGCGGAATGCCTGACCTCGGCCTTCAGCCGATCACCGACTGGACGAATCAGGACGGAGCGCTGCTACAGATTCAAAAACGAATCGACAGCATGGATCAGGTGGCCGAGCGTTTTGGCACGCCCAGGACGCTATTCAGTAAGGCTGAGATTTCAGGTTTCCTCAATTTCATGCAGGGCATGGACGCCGTTCACCAGGCTGACTTCCTGAACAGAATGGCCGACCGCATGACCGATCCGACCGCAACAACTTCGGAGCCGCTCCGAATTTTCTCTGAGCAAATCGGCAACAAGAACCAAACGCTTGCAATCGCTTTAGGCGTGGCCTCGACACCTAACGGTAAGGAGATGAATGGAGCGCTCCGACAGATCAACGGTGACTACATTAAGAAGAGCAAGATCGGCGAGGCCTGGAAAGACGAGAAGGACATGAGGACATTGTTAAGCGGTGTCCTGGCAGTCTCAGACGGTAGTCCAGCCTATGAGGCCATGTTGTCTGCTGCTATGAATGAGCACTGTTACGCGAATCAATCCTCTTCTCAAGATGTCGGGAAGTCTGCTGAGAATGTCTTTGGCAAAGTTTACGAGCACAACGGTAAGAAGATTTTCCTCCCTACTCAGCTCGATAAGGCGCAGAAGAACACATTCACTTTTAGACAAGTCGGAAGTTTTGAAGACTTGCTGAGTGACGCAGGCAAAGACCTGGCTAAGAGCAAGAAGTCATATTTTTATGGCGGCCAGAACCTCACCTCCAGCCAATTAGAGAACCTAGTTTCAGCAGGCCAGCTCCAGTCGATTGATGACGGTGTGTATCAGGTAGTCAACGGCCTCAATTATGTGAGAGATGAAAAAGGCCAGCCGCTCGTTATCGACCTCAACACCTATATTTCTCGGAGAACAAAAAGATGAATTGGTTAAACGCTTTTGGTGAAACAGTTCAAACTCAGCCCGAGGCCCTGAGAGGTTTTGGTGTTGCAAAAGATATGGAGCCCACCAAGCCATCAGCTTTTCAAGGCACAGGAGACGCGTTAGAAAAGGCGCTCCCGTTCTCGTTCTATCAATCACTTTCAGGCGTTAATGAGTTAATGGCGGACCGTGTGGAGGTGAATTATGGCCTCGACAATAACGAGGACGCATTCTCAGACTTCAAGCCGACCCAGGAGCAGAAGGAGCAGGTAGCCGACCGACTGAGGCAGGATGCAAAGTTTGCACGCCTCAAAGCCCAAAACGATTACACGCCTAACCCTGAGACTACAGGCCAAGCCGCTATGATGATTCATGGTTTAACGGGATCCCTGGCTAAAGCTATCGGTTACACGGTGGCCACGGGCGGAAGCGGAATTTTGGCCGCTCCATTATTTGGTGCTGACCTCGGTCTTTACGAAGCTGGAAAACTTCGAGATAAGGGTGTGGACGCCTCGACAGCCAGAACCGCAGGTGCGATCACAGGTACAGTCAACGCGGTAGGAATGGCACTGCCTGGAGCGGTTGGGACAAGCTATGTGAAGTCAATGCTATTCGGTGGCGCGGTCAACCCGCTGACCGACATCAGCGAACAGGCATCCATTAAATTTGTTCTGGATAACGCCAACTATTCAAAACAAGCTCAGGAGTATGACCCGTTTGATCCCGTGAATCTCGGAGTATCGGCGGGCATGGGTATTGCTTTTGGTGCATTGGGCGCACGTGCGAATCGTGCTCAGGCCCGTTATGAAGCAGCCGAAGCCGCCGCTCAACCGAGCGCACCTCAGACACCTGAAGGCCAAACAGCTCCCGCCGCGAATATGAACAAGAGCGTGCTTGATTCTATTCAGAACCGTGACCGCTCCTCTAAAGAATCTCGGCTCCAGATGGAGAAAATCGCGGCCGCTCCGAACTTCAATCTTCTGCGAGAGAGCCGCTCCCTGGATCAGGGCGCTCCGATTATTGCCTATGTGCCAGAGGACATGAATATTCTCTGGGGCAAACGTGTTGATGTGTCTGCTGACCCGAGCAGTGAGCCGATGACAATGCGATATGCAGTTGTTGACGCGGACGATGTGCTCACTTCTAATGCCGTGGACGGCTCCAGCAATCCAGGGTTTACAGATCCGACCGTATCAGGAGCACGCGCAATCGCAGGTAATGGCCGTATCGCTGGACTGCAAGGAGCTTACAGACAAGTCAAGGCGACCAAGTACAGAGCCGACCTTACTCAAGATTCAAAAGAATTCGGAATCTCCAAGCGCCAGATCAAGAAAATGAAGAACCCGATCCTGGTGCGCGTCATGGATGACGCTGACGTAGTGGAGGGAATCGGAGAAGCCTCAAATAGAACGGGCACGCTCAAACTAAATCCGGCCGAACAAGCCGCGCAGGACGCTCGAAACGTCCGATTAGAAGAAGTTGAGCTCACCAAAGACGGTGAGATTACTCAAAAATCAATGGACGAGTTTGTAAAGCGTACTCCCGATAAAGAAGGGCTAATTGATTCAAGCGGCAATGCTCTTTATGACAATATTGCACGCAGAATGAGACCCGCTATTTTTGCGGCCGCCTTCTCTGACACTCGGATCATTAACCGCTTTATTGCCAACAGCCCTGAAGACCAAAAGATTATGAATGTCCTTCAAAGCGTGGCAACCGAGGTAGTGCGACTGAAGAAGATCAAGGGGGAGTTGGACTTTTCACCAGACCCTCTGGAGGCCGTGGCGGACGTTTTCGAGACACGAAAAGAAGCCAAGAAGATCAATGGCAAAGGGCATGAAAAAGAGCTAACTGGCTCTCTCATGGAGGAATCTGCAACTCCCGCACAGCGCTACTTTAGAGACATTCTCCTATCGGCTAATCCCGAAAGACTTCAGGAGATTCTGGCCAGATTCAGAGAAGTTGCCGAGCAAGAAAGCGGGGGCGCAGGTTTCTTTGAAGCGGTCACAAAAGACCAAGTATTTGAGACGGTCAAATCTGAGTTTGACCAGAGGGACGCCGCTATCAACTCGATTAAGCCAAGCGATGTGGACGCCGCAATGGAGCTCCAGTCTGCAAACGTCATTCAGAACGATCAGCCCACTGGCACCCGAGGCGATGTGAACAAGTCTCTTGCCGATGAAAGGAGAGCGGCAGAACAGCTCGACAACGGAGAGAAGGTTGAAGTCTCTGGAGAAGGTGTTGATCTTGAGGTCATGGACAAGGAGGTCAGCGACTTCATAACCCGCTTTGTGAAAGAGCTTGTGGGCGCTGGAGCTGAAAAGAAAGTAGCCGAGTTGGGCGCAAAGGTACTCGACGCCTTCTATGAAACATTAGGAATCCGCCTGGGTAAGAGCAGGAAGGAGCTTGAGCAAGAGTATTCCTTACGAGTACAGAGAGGCGAAGACCAAGCCAACACCGAGGGAGCTTTATTGCAGTCTCAGATCGTTGACCCGCTTATCACCGTTCACAACATCAGCGAAGCAAACCTTAACAAGTCTTTAGACCTAGGCGGCTTTGCTGTACCCTCCTTAGGCATTACCAAACAAAGAACGCCATATGCAGACTTTGGCGAAATCTCTCTTATTGGTACTCGAGACATGGTTGACCCAAGCAGAGGGACACCCGTCTTCTCTCAGGACGCCTACACGGCTAGATTTCCTCAGCCTGATTGGTCTAAAAGCCTCAACACTGAAAAGGCAAAACCCCTAGTTAAGGAAATCATGGAGGCTAAAAAAGAGGTCAACGAGAACGGCCCAAGCGGTTATTACTACCTTCAATATGAGGGAGACAGGGATAAAGCTATCAAGGACCTTTTGACCCATGCTTCAGGTATGTACCTTTTCATAAAGCATAAAGGTATTCCGTTCACGCCTATCAAACAACAGGCTAAAAAGCCTAGTTTTGCCGCGGGCATTGTCTCCGACTTTGTTGATAACAACGGATTAGATGTGAGCACCGTTGAAGAAGGCAGTGCGGCTCATAAGAAGATTTCTGATGGAGTTGTTGAGGCCCTTCGAGAAAAGCTCAATGAACCGACAGGATTAAAAGGCCTGAGAATGCGTGCATACGGAGACAACATTGACGCATACGAGAAAACAGGCTTTATCCCCTTCAAACTCATTGAAGAAGTCAAGAAGTACGAAGTAGAACGGAAAAAAGCCGAGGGAGGGGATGCCCCAGTTTCCAGCGGCGCAACTCAGTTAGAGCTTGAAAAACTTATAGCTCCGATGAGGGACGAATTTGAAAAATTTATCTCTGATAAAGTCAATTCCGTTTATAGCGCACCTCTTATCAAGGTTGGGAACTCATACAGGCCGATTACGCTACAAAATGTGGTTGAGGCTATGAAATCCTCCGCCGTCTCCAACAAAGAATCAACTCTTTTCTTTGGACCTGGAAAGGTTCGGGCGGCCGCTGCTCGGCGGTTTGATTCTATAGAGGACATTCAAGGAAACCGAGACCTCATTGCTGATTCTCAGACAGTAAACGGCATTAATGCCGCAGCAAATGACAAGATGTCAGATTTCAGAGATCTTGCGGCTAGAGAAAATCGAGGTGATGAGTTTTCAACCCCTGATAGAGCAATGGAGGCACTGGCTAAAGTTGCAGGTCAAAAGAGCAAACCTACTCCTGCCAGAATGAAATCCGCATTGAAGAAGTACGGCTTTGAACCGAGTGATGAAACGGTCAAATTAGGTGTGGAGATTCTCAATGATATTAAGAAGGCAATGACTGATTACTTCGAGGCGAAACCGCAGAGAGCAGTCGGAGCCGACGAGTTTAGAGGCGCAGTTGTCCCAGAAGGCACGAGCGAAGCAACAATCAGACGCCTGGAGCGAGCGGGCATAACAGTTGCCAAATATGATGCTGAGGTGGAGGGAGCCAGGGCAAAGGTTATCCAAGAACTCACCAACCGACTGAATGAGAAATCTGGAGACATACTCTTCCAGAACGAAAACGCACCGCGAGGAATTTACACGCCTGGAGAGCGCGTGATTACGCTCATGCAGTCTGCAAATGAGAGCACATTCATTCACGAGAGCGGGCATTATTTCCTTGACGTGCTCACAGATGTGGCAATGAAGGATGATGCACCCGCTCAGGTCAAAGCGGACGTCCAAACTCTTATGGACTGGTTTGGCGTAAAGGACTTGGACGAATGGAGAAACCTATCCATTGACGAACAGAGAGCGGCTCATGAACAGTTTGCCAGAGGTTTTGAGCAATACCTGAGAGAAGGTGAAGCTCCGAGCACGGCCCTTGAAAAGGTTTTCAAAGCATTCAAAGACTGGCTGACAAAGATCTACAAATCCTCGGAAGAACTTCAGGTTGAAATCTCTCCTGAGGTGCGCGCCGTCTATGATCGACTGCTAGCAACAGACGAACAGATCAGGGCCAGGAAGGGGATTGAAACGCCTTCTCTCTTCGGTGGCATGGAGTCAGAAGAGACGCCTGCAAACCCGGTTGTGAAGGCCGTGCAGCAGACAGCAGAACAGGTGATTGACCAAGCTCCAATTTCCGAAGATAGCAAAGCTCGGATTAGAGAAACTCTAGGAATCAACCAGCCAGAACAACAGACTGGTGAAAATCATCCGCACTATGGAATCCCGAACGAAGAGCAATTCATGAACCAAAACCTTGAGACCTCCGCAATAGACGATCCCAACGCATTCATAGTCTTAGACGATGGACGCGAGGTGAGCATGGGTGAATACATGAGAGAGGTTGAGGCCGAGCAAAAGCAAGAACTCGACAAATCAAACAGTATTTCCGAAGCGGCTCAGTGCATGTACAGAAACGGAGCTTTTGACGATGTTTTTTAAGGATTGAAGGAAATGGTCAACAAATTAAAACCCGAATGTGAACAGAAAGTTTCGGCGGTACTTGGTCGTCCGCTTACCTATACAGAAAGTCAAGAGCTTGTGGCCAGCGTTAAAAGCTATTACCTCCGAAATAGAGAGAGCCATCCAGGGATGTCAAGGCAGCAGGTTGTGAGCGAGGCTGCTAAACAGTATGCACAACGTATCCAGGAAGATGCAAAGCGAAAGGCGCTCAACGCTAAACGCCAGGCTTTTGCCATCTACCAAAACCGATTGACTTACAAATCTATGAGGACAAATGGGGACAGCGCAAACCAGGCGGCCCGAGGTATTCTCAATCGCGTGGACAAATATAAGGTGGGCGTGGAGCAAGAGGCTAAATCCCGCCTTGTCGATTTCCTAGAGAAGACTTCCCCAAAGTTCTTAGGCTTATGCGAGAACAAAAAACTCATAAGCGACCTCGTGAAAGAGATTGCAGGAACCGATACCAAAAACCCTGTTGCGAAGTCTGCTGCCAAAGCCTGGATTGATACCGTGGAATCACTCCGCCAGAGATTTAATGCCGCTGGAGGCGATATTGGCAAATTGGAAGATTGGATATTCCCGCAAACTCATGACCGCTACAAGCTCGTGAACGCGGCTAGGAGACTTGCAGGAGGTCAATTCAAACAAGCGGGCCTGGCAGTCAAAGACACCGTAACCTTGAAAAAATACAATTCCAAACAGAATAGAGATGCTTGGATTGATTTTGTTTGGGACAAGATCGATCGTTCTAAATATCTGGACGACAATTTAAAACCAATACCCGATGACAAAATGCGCTATCTGCTTGCAGAAATTTACAGCACGATTACAACAAACGGAGCAAGCAAAGAAAACCTCAACAAGGTTAAGGCGAAGCGGGGAACGAGCAGGGCAGATACTCGGCAAGCACACAGAACTTTGATGTTCAAAGATGCTCAGGCCCGCTTAGATTACAACGAGGTCTTTGGATCGAATCCAAGTGTGTTGGGCACCATGATGGAACACATAGGCGGAATGGCAAGAGACATAGCCTTAATGGAAATGATGGGACCGAATCCTACCAGGACCTTTAATACAGTAAAGAGAATGGCTCAGATCGACACCGATCAGCAAACCTCTTCAACGGGCAAGATCAAGTCAGCAGACAACTCTCTTTTAGACGCAATGTGGGCAAATCTTACTGGGACTGCCAATGTCGTAGAAAGCGGTTTCATTGCCTCGATCGGTCAAGGCGCTCGAAATCTTCAGGTTGCTGGAAAACTCGGCTCCGCTTTTATTTCCTCGTTCACGGACGTGGCAACCTATTTCCACACGGCCAGAGTGAACAGAATGCCTTTTGCTCGGAGCGCAATGCTCCTGGTGAAGTCTCTCAACCCTGCTGACAAATCTGATAAACGGTTTGCCGCCAGGGCGGGCATTATCGGAGATGAACTCAATTCCGCCGCCTCTCGCTTTGTAGAGGGAAATATCGGCAACGGAATCACGGGCAAACTTGCCGACCTCACTATGAGATTGTCTTTGTTCTCTCAGTGGACGGACGCAGTGAGAAGAGCGCAGTCTTTAAACACTATGGCAACTTTTGCTGAGGCCACAAAACACAACTGGAATGACATTGACGGCTGGCTTAGATATCGCCTGGAGGAATTCGGAGTTTCTGAGGACGTGTGGAAAGCGCTCCAGAAGTGTAAGCCCGAAGAACTCAACGGCTCGGAGTTTTTAACGATCAATTCAATTAAGAACGCCGCCAGCAAGAATGGCGACATTGACGGCCTTAACGTGGACAAACTCGTATCCACTTATCTGAGCTTTGTGATGGATGATTCATTTATGGCATCCCTCCAGCCTGACCTAATGACGCGCTCGATTACGAACTGGGGCAAATCCCGCGGCACCGTAGCAGGTGAATTTATCCGCAGTATCTTCCTTTTCAAGTCTTTCCCTATCGCAATGTTTACGCGGCACCTCCAGAGATCTAAAGACCTGTATCGCTATAAACTGCAAACTGATGGACAAGGCGCCGCAATTTGGAGCCGAGTTGGATACATGAGCTCACTTGTAGTTTCAACCACACTGGTGGCTTACGTGGCCAATATGTTTAAGGACTTAATCAACGGAAGCGACGTTAAAGACCCGACAACTTTAGACGCTTTCAAGCGTGCATTCACTGCTGGTGGCGGGATGGGCTTTATCGGCGATATCCTCGTGTCCGGAATGGACGATTACAAATACGGACACCCCGCACTCATGAATATGGCTGGCCCTGTTCTCTCTACCGCGATGGACGCCTACACGATTTTTGATAAGTTCAAGGACAACAAAGATATTGGTGCTAACACAATCAGAATTATCAAGGGAAACCTGCCTGTAGTGAATCTCTGGTACACGAAACAGCTCTTGAATCATGCCGTGTTCAATCAGATTCAAGAGATGATGAACCCTGGGTACCATCGCAGAATCGAGCAGAAGATTCGCAAAAATCAAGGTGTGGGTTATTGGTGGAAACCTACTGAAATGCTTCCGTACAGAATGCCAGAGTTCGGTACAGATCCCAGCCGCTAGAGGTGTGCGCATCAACAATCTGGCTGACATGAGAATGTCTCTAAACAATGAGGTGTTTTCATGCTGCCAGATGTTCCGAGACGGGTGGGCCCTGTAACAGGCTTGGGTATCTCCCGAGTTGATTTTGACTTCAAGATTTTTGCGTCCTCCAATGTGCTCGTAATCCGCACGAGTAAGGCGGACGTGGACAAAACGCTGAAAGAGGGTGAAGACTACACTGTAACCTGGGACGAAGACCAAACCGCCAATATCGGCGGCTACATCACTCTTGACGAGTTCCTCACTGACGGGGAATCGGTCACGATTCTCTCTAATGTCGCATACACCCAGGAGCTTGATTTACACGCGGAAGGCGATTTCAACCCGAATGACATCAATGTCAACTTTGACCGCACCGAAGCGCAGATTCAGCAGTTAAAAGAGAAGCTCTCCCGCGCCGCAGTTGCTCCGGCATCCTCAGGCATGGAAGGTGAAGAGTACGGTGAAATCCTCTTAAAGAACTCTACCAAGTCTGGAGAGTACGCCAATGAAGCAAAGGCCGCTTTAGAAGAAGCAAAGCAGCAGGTTGCAGACGTTAACGAAACAGCCGATGAAGTAAGTGCTGTATTTGAAGCGGTCAAAGGCGTAAAACAAGAAACCATCACGGACATCCAAGAATTTGTTTCCGAGGCCGCATTTTCCTTTAGATACTCTGAAAATGCCACAGCATCAAGTACTCTAGCAAGCACGAGCATCACGCCAAGCACAAATGTAAAGGCTGGTGACTTGATAATGAATAAATCTGGTGATGTATTCCGAATTGACAGCATAGCTACAGACGGGACGTGCACACTATCAGAAAAACTGACGTCACTGAAAGGAGCCGCAGGCGACTTAACAAATCTCCCACAGTCTGATACTACCTTGACGACCGAAGGCGGTTATGCAGACGCAAAAACCACGGGAGAAAAACTTGCAGGCAAACTAGATTTTAAGTCTGCGCAGGCCCTTGAGCCTACTGAAAAAGAGACCGCTGCAACGAACATGGGATTTTGGGCAACGGCTATTTCTACTGTTTTTGCCACGTACGATTTATTCAAAGCCAAGATTATTGAAATAGTAGACGCGTATCTATCTGGAATCCTCAAAGAGTTGTGTTTGGAAAACGGCGCCACTCAAGCCGAAATCGACGCCCTCGAAAACGAATCTGATTCATAAGGAGCAGTATGACTACATTATCTGAAATCAAGGCCGATTACCTATCCAAGGCGCTATCTAAGCCAGTGGCGAAGTACGGCGTGAAGATGGGCAACGGTAGGATCACGAGCCTATCGGATGCCCAAGGCTTTTGGGTCGAGCCTTGCTCAATCGAGCTTATCGCACTGGTTGATAAGAAGTACCTGAAAGGCGACAAGGTTCAAGAGGAAGTCCCGATTGAGCCGTTAAACAGACCCGAAGGTTTCCAATATGGATATGACCTCTACACCTTCACAACGCCTGGCCTTAAACAGGACAACCTCAAGGTCGAAGTTTTAGAACGTCCGCTTATCGGTAAGGCTAAGGTCAAGTTCAAATCCGGTCAGCAGTTCGCAGTCAAATCTCAATTGATCACTGACGAGCTGTATCAAAGCTCAGACGGCAAATATTACACACAGGCTGAATTGCCTGAGAACTCCGATGACTTTTGCAAAGAGCGCTACAGCAACGAGATCAAATCGGAGCGTAACGCAAGAATCTCGGACACAGACGATTACGTGAAACTGCCTGATATTACGGTTGCTCGGAGCGCAGGAGCAAAGAGATCAGCGCTGGAAGACGCAGACAGAACGGCCCTTGAGACCTACAGACAGGCGCTCCGAAACTTGCCCGAGGCGCAGGGTTTCCCGTTCGTGCCGTGGCCTGAGTTCCCGACCGCTTTGGCTTATGAGCTACAGCAGAAAGTTGACGCAAGATCACAAATGAGAGGAGGTTTCTAAATGAGCCTTATTAAAAAACTTATTCAGCGGCTACTCGATAGCCGAACGACACCGAGTGAGGCCAGTCACTCAAGCTACCCTGATGACGGAACTGTCATTCAGTTTTCTCCCTCGGCAACTTCAGTGTCAAGCTGGACGAAGGTGGTTGACTCCACCATTGTTCCAAGCGATGGCTATGTGATTGTTCGAGGAAAGGCGACAGGAGAATCCTATGTACAAATAACCGCTGGGGATAATCCTCCACATATGGAGAGAAGCACTTTTGCTAAAGCAACTTTGAATCAATACCCGATTCTCAATCTGCCAATCGCAAAAGGAAAAACATTTAAAGTGTTTGCTGAAAATACAGCTGAAATAACTGTTGGCCTGATAAAGTCAATCGGGGGGGGGTATAATCACCTTGTTCGGAGGGCTCTGTCATGCTTAAGGCCCTCATTCAATTGTTTGCCGAGAAGTTTCTGCAAAGCAAAAAGTCTTGGGTTGCAGAACAATCAGCTCCTATTATCCATCAGGGCATTAATATTCCTTGTTCAAGCACCACTGATTTCTTTACCTACACCGCTCCGTGCAACGGCTGGGCGACTTCTCGGTGCAATTCAACTACAGTCTCAGCTCTTGAAATCAAAGTCGAGTACGGGCAGATGGCACTTGTTTCCGTACTTAACGGAAACACTGCGGGAGCTGGAATCTGTTGTTACGTTAAAAAAGGGACACAGATTAATTTCTTGTGCCGTGGGGGAAGTACAACCGATTATTCTCTTTGGTTCTACAAAGCAAGTTCAGACTTTTAATCCTTTGAAAGGAGGCGCATTATGCTGAAAAACATTCTGAGCCTCCTGCTGTCGAAGTTCTACAGCAAGGAAGAATCCGAGCTTGTAGGACATCAGGCTATGCCGTCAACCCAAAATGTGGCACTAACCCCGACAACTACTTCTATCGACGACTGGGGTACCGTTTACAACGGAGTTGCTCCAACTGATGGCTTTGCTTGTATAAGATTTACTGCGGATACAGCCACTTGTATTGCCTCGGCTCAAACACAGAACGTAAGCGTCTTTACTACTCCACAAGCCGTGGGTGACATTCTTTTGTGTGCTTGTCCGATAGCAAAAGGGCAAGTCTTTACGTTATGTGCTAGACAGGCTAAAAACATCGAATGCTGGTTTACAAAAACCATCGGGGGGGGGTACAATCTCTTAAGAACGATCTTCTGCAAGGAGGTGCAATATGCTTAAAGCACTTGTACAGCTCTTTGCGGAGAAGTTCTTGCAGAGTAAGAGAGCGTGGATTCAACATGCAGTCAGTCCATCATTTGAGGCGATCCACTTCTCTATCACTAAAGACAATGCGTGGCACACTCTTACGTCCAGTGCGGACGGTTACGTTACGTTCTCAGGAAACGCCTCGGGTGTCATTTTGGAAGTTTCCTCAGGCGGCTCGGGGTTTATTGATAGCCGAGCACTTGCGAGGAGACACATCATTCCTGTCTCAAAAGGTCAGCCATTCTCATACTTGGTGTCACCTGATTCAATTATTGACACGCTTCAGCTTATCCCAATGCAGACTGAAGACTAACTCTGCTGTAGGAGGTGCGTCATGCTGAAGTCGCTCCTCCAGCTTTTGTTGAGCAAATTTATCAATGTTAGCGAGAAGCCGAGAATCGGGACGTTAGATCTATCTCGAATGACAATACAAACCTGCAACTTCGGTAATGTTGGGTACTACAACAACATATCCTTAACAGCTCCCTTCTCAGGGTTTGTGATTTTCTCGATGCCTTTAAATGTTAGTGATTGTGCGATCCGCAAACTCGAGTGGGGAGATTATGCGAGAACTGGGATCAATGGGGATACAGGTCGATGGCAAACTTTGAATGCGCAGGTTGAAAAAGGAGAGACTCTCTTATTTGAAGGATTTGTAAAAGTAGCTGGAACAGTCAGCATTAAATTTATTCCCTACAAAAACACTTAACCACTCCGCCCCTCAATCCGAGGGGCTTTTTGCTAGGTGTGCGCATTGAAAGAAAAAGCGCTCCTATCCTGAGACTGTTGCATTGAGGCGCTTCGTCTAACTGATACTTGAGACGCATTGGGTCAGCCACAATGCCAAACACAACCAAGGAGCGCGCACATTGCCATGCTTAAACATACTGAATTGATAAACACCTTAATCGGCTGCGTGGGTGGCCTGGGTCTCATTGCCGGACTGCTCCGATACGTCGACGACTGGAGGGAAAAGCGCAAAGAGAAGTCCATTGAGTTTTCGGCATTCGAGGCAATCTGGGAGGCACTATCCGGAGGCGTCACGGCCATAGGTGTTTTCTGGATCCTAGAAGGTTACGGCGTCAACGAACTCGCAGCCGTGGGCTTGTCCTTCATGGCGGCCTATCTCGGCGTCAGGATCATTGCCTATTACATCAAGAAGTTTCTCGACACACGCCTGGGAGCTAAACCATGACAGTCTTATTAAATGAATGGGCGATACGCCTATGCAGATCAGTTGCTATTGCCATCGCTATTTGTTTTGGATTCTTGCTCGGCTATTACTACTGCGAGCGATCGGTCATTTTTGACGAACTCAAGCACGGCATCTGGGCGAACGAGAAAGCCATTCAGAACAATACCGAGATGATCCAGGAACTCTACAAACGTTACCGGGAGGAGCATAAATGAGAAAACAAAATTTAATGCTGTTCCCACCTGAGATCGCCGCGCAGTTTGTAGCTGAACAAGAAGGCTTTGAAGCTGAGGCCTACAAGTGTCCAACCGGGCACTGGACGATCGGATTCGGCCATGCTCGGAATGTTCACGAGGGCGACATCGTTACTCGGAGAGAAGCCTATGAACTTTTAGACCGTGACCTCCAACGCACCCGGGAGGAGCTTGCAACGCTGATCCATATCGACATCAACGAGAATCAGTTCATTGCTTTGATGTCGTTCGTCTACAACTTCGGGCTGACCAAGTGCAGAACCTACAGACTATTCGGAATGATTAACCGCGGCGAGTGGGAGAACGTGCGGACGTGGTGGCCGAAGTATTGCAATCCTGGGACGGCCTATGAAAAAGGCTTACGCCGCAGACGTTATGCAGAACTAGAACTCTTTTTCAGAAAATGATCCGAGTAATTTTGATTATTGCCGCCGTCATGTTTTCGAGTCTCCTGGGTTATCACTTCGGACAACAGGAAACCGAGTTGCGCTGGACGCAGGAAAGGGAGCGGCTACTTGCTCACCAGATTGAAACGCTACACAGAAAGGATAAAGAAATTGCTCAATTGGAAAAATCTATCGGTGTGCTTAACGATTCTGCTTTGCGGGTGCGCGAGCGAGACGCCGCGATACAGCGAAAGTTACAGAGGGAGCTTGGAGAGTGTGGTCGATTTAGACGCGCACTTGAGCTCTCTTCAAAAACTCTTGCAGAATGTGCAGAACGCGCAGTCAGCGATAGAAGAATCATTGAGAGATGTGCAATCCAACTCAGATAAGTCAGGAGGCAAAAAATGACTGAATTAGAAAAACTCGGCATCCCGAACAGTGAAAGGACTAAATGTGAAGTCTGGACAAGAGTGATGGGTTACCACCGCCCAGTCGATTCATTTAATATCGGCAAGCAAGGCGAGGTGGCAGAGCGGAAATATTTTGACGAGAAGAAGTGTTGTTGTCGCAGATAAATTTGATCTTTCGGCTTTTACGCAACAACCGAAAATTTCCGTTAAAACCCTCAAAAATTTCCGTTTTACATCCATATAACGGAAATTAAACGGAACCGTTAAAGCTATCTAATTGAATAGTACTGAAAATGTGGTGCCATTCCCGGGCACCAGATTTATTCCTGAGACCTCGCAGATTCGCGAGGTTTTCTTTTTGCCCTTCGCATTCTCCGGGACCGATAAATTGAAATCGAAGCTCATTTGAAATAATTTATTACAAATAGAGTCTATATAGGTGTTTGCAAAAATCGAATCTTATAGGTAAAATTTCATTTCTCTGTTGCCCGGGTGGCGAAATTGGTAGACGCACTAGCTTCAGGTGCTAGCGCCTTCACGGGCGTGCTGGTTCGAGTCCAGTCCCGGGCACCAGGCCTAATTCTTAAGACCTCGTAGATTTGCGGGGTTTTTCTTTGTCCCAAAAATCCCTAGAACTATCCGAGCCTTCATTTCATTAGCGGGTTGCGTGGTTAGTTTAAATTCTCACTTTCAATTCTATTTGCGCGACCTAAAGCGCTCGATGCTTCCGTTCTTTCTAAAGAGACGGTTTCAGATTTGACTTTTAGTTCTCGATAATTCATGAGTATTTGGAGAGGTTAATAGCCTTTTTACGCAAATCCTTAACTTAATTTGGGGTTAATTACGGTAAAAACGCGTTCCATTATTGACGAATCGTAGGAATTACTTAGGGTGAAAATTAATCATCCCTTCGATGATTGCCTAGCTTCTGCATGGTTCACGTTACTAAGGTTAGTTGGAAAGAGCTTATGGCAAGGTTCACTCAAAATTGGTACGTATCGATTGTTCAAGGTAAAAACAATGCGAACTCGACAGGAGCCATTTTTTCTAAAGTTCCGGTAATGCCTTGGATCCATCATCGCCTTCATCCGGTGCTGGTGAGGATTTTCTTGAGATTAGGTCTTTCCAAAACGCTGAAAGAAGAAAGAGTATTTTCTCCGGGTGAACGTGTTGACCACGTGGTCCTCGCTACTAGAGGCGTGACTGCTCGTGCGATCGGCTCAACAAAAGGAGACAGTCCTGCAATTGCGCTTTCCACACCTGGTCATTTGGCGGCCGGTAACTTGAATTTCTTCTCCTGACGGCCCGAGCCGGACACTACTTAGCGATCACAAATGCCGAAGTCGCTTATGTTCCGCGGAATATTTTGGCGGAACTCGCCAAGCAAGACAGTCTAATCAACGAACTGCTGCAAGTTCAGTTTGAACTTGCCAGTCTCTCTGATCGAGTGGGCGTCTGCTGTTTATCGCTATTGAGTAAGGAAGACAAGCTAAAGGCATTTACTTCGACTTGGGCGCTCAACTTCGGCACAAGGTTTTTAACAGAGAAGGCCGAAAGATGATTCGAATGCCGGTTCCTTTGACGAGAAAATATCAGGTTCTGGTCACTAACTGCTCTTCGGTTTGGCTCGACAAAGTACTTCATAACTGGGTTCGGGAGAAAAAATGGGAGCGAGACTGAGAATTCGTACTCGTGAGTCCCGAGCTTTTGGACCGTACTACCGCTGGCTGAGAGGATGTATGGATGAAGCGGATACCTACAACTACCCCAAAACTTTGTCTGAGCAAATCTTTTTCGAAAGTAATCCTGCTTGATCGTACTTTTTTCTGATCTGAAATACTAAAAAGCCTTGAAGACTGAGAAGTCTCCAAGGCAAAAATCACTTATCACGCTGTTTCTACGTTAGAAACGCTGAGCCAAACCGGCACCGAGACCCGAATTTTCCTGCGTCTCGTTCTAGGCGAACCGATTTCACATAGATAAAAATAGGCAAAGGAGCCGTCTTTTTGTGCCAAAGGCGCAGTCGGCAGAAACATTTCTTAAGCCGACGCTTTGTCGTTAGAATCCTTTTTCAAGTTCAGGCGGCAATACAGCCGGTCTTGATTCAACTTCAATTTTCCATGCGGTGTTTCTGTGCTTTTTCGTTATTGCGTCCCTAAGGCTGTTTCGTCGACCGAGTTTTATCCGATTCCCTATTACGAATCGGTTTATCTGGAAAACCAATGCTTCACGATTAAGGCTGATAGCCAATACCAAGCGGACGAAAAAGCTTATCGTTTTCTCGCCAATCTGCAGAAGAAACATGATTTGGCTTACGAGAAGCTTTTGGATGAACAGGGCATCCGCTTTCGTAAAAGAGAGGAAATCATTGAGCGTCGTCCGATTTATCTGAGAGATCTTCGAAGGCCCGGAGATCTGGATACTTTCGGAAGTCAAAAAGATCCCAAAGTTTGGAATGAATATCGTCTGAACGATTATTACCGGGAAACAGAGCTCCCTGAAAACTTCCAAGTCTCAGGCTACCGCTATGAACAGAATCCGTCGGGAGGCCAATACCGTTTCTTCAGGCAGTTAACGGATCATCAGTTTGCCTACGGACTGGTCTTTCTTTTGATTGTTGTTCTGTTAATTCTGCTTCTTCCCCAGTTCCGCGGACTCGGAATGCTGGATGTGCTTAATTTGGATTGATATTTTTAGTACCTGAAGGCCGAAATCAAATATCTCCACTCTGAGCGATCTTAGGACTTTGTTAGCAACCTCAGCAATTACAATCCAGCATAAATAGGATCAACATTAATTAG